AAGGGTCTTCTGTTTGAATCTTTGCAACAAGAACACGATTTTTAACTAACTGCTCAGCAGAAAGTGCTGTAGCATCAACACCAGTAGTATTCTTTGTTGGGCTAGTAGTAATCATTTCGTAATACTCTGGATAGTTTTCGTAAAACATAGCATCTGCTGTTTCGATACCATATTTTTCTGTGTAACTTCTGTATATGTCAAAGTATTGTTTGTAGTCAAGGCTAAGGTTTGGGATAACAGCCAACGCTTGGTTAATTCCAAGACGTAACATAAAATGCCAAACTGTTTTATTTACAATCTCGCCAGGAGTTGTTTCATCAGTTCTTGAACCATCTCTAAACTTTTGATTTTCAATAGCCAAAATTTTGTTAGCAGTTGTTAAGAATGCTCCATCATCAAGTTTTCTTGTTGCTGAAACACCACGTTTAGTCCACGCTGGAAGTAACATATCGTAAGACAAAAACTCTTTAGATGACCCATATGGTAAAACATATTGGTCAACCAGTCTTCTAATTGGTAAATTAGAACCAGTTGTTTGTTCATACTTAGCATCAAGATATGGTACAGCGTTAACTAAATTAGATGCATTTACTTGAATAACTGGACCAGCACCAGCGTTCCACCAAGGCTCACCAGAGAAAGGAATATTTAAACGAGTAACAGGAAAAGATACACTTGCTAACGCATTGAAAAGTTTAGTGTTTCTCCAAGAGTTAGGAACTTGCATTGTGATTAAAGGCTCACCTGTTTTTGAGTCTTTATCTACAGCCTCTTTGTTCCATTCATCGTTCCATATTTGAGTTGGTCTAATGATTGGTTTAGGGTTATTTAATAACAAGTTACTGTATGTACGTATAGAGTTAAATTGTGCTTGAATAAAAGGTGAGAAGAAAGAACCAAGTGAAGCAAGATTAGAGTATCTTTCAACTGTGTATAGTACACGTTTAGTTTCTCTTAATGCTTCACGGTGTGCTGATTTTTCAACATTTTGAATTTCTAATTCAGTTGCTGGTTTACCTCTGCGTTGCACTTTTAATGCTAAAGCGTTTCCACCAGTATCAATAGCCTTTTGGTAAACGTTACCATAGAAAGGTACACGAGTGAAAGCATCTTCAGGCATGGTACCAAGATATTTAAATAAAGTATCTATAGAGATAGCATAAAGTTTTGGTATGTCTTCAATACCACGAAACTTTGTTTTACCTATTGCTTCACCAGGAATAGGGCTAAGTCTACCTTCTAATTGAAGTTGACCTAAACGTGATTCAAGTTCGTAAGCATTAGGAATCTTTTCAAAAGGTCTGTTTGCTATATCAAATCTAATACTTTGGTCAGGAAAATAACTTTGAACTTCATTCCATCTTGAAGAAATATAGTTATCTATATCGTACTTAGACTTACTTCTTTTTTCTTGTTTGATAGCAAGTTGTTTTTTTTCTTTCTTAGTTAACTTTTTAGTTGTATCTACCACTAATGCTTTTTGAACTTTAGTGTTACGAAACTCTATTTGTGCAAGACGGTCATCTGATACAAACCATTTTTTAATTTTATTTAACTGACTTACCACATGCCTTTTACCAAGACTGGTATCAATTTGTAACATTCTTTTTGTAACTTCGGCTTCACGAAACTGTCTAGCCTGAACATAAAGAGAAGCAAAGTAGTTAGGGTTATCTGGGTTTAATTGTTTCCAACCATAAGAAGTATATCTTTCACCCTGCATTAAAGGGTTACGAATTTCTTTCTTTTGTTTTTGGGCAGCAGATGCTAACTTAGGACCAATTGAACCTAGTGCACCAGACTTGTAGCCTTGAAAAATTAAATCGCCAACAATAATATCTTCTTTACCTTGAGTATATTTATTGGCTTTACCGCCAAGTTTTTGTTGGGCTTCATTAACACTATTTAATACTTTACCATAAAACTCTTGTTGTTTTTCTAATTGTTCTGTTAATGGTTTTAATTCTTTTCTTAACTCTTTAACTTCTTTTTCTAAAGATTTAATTGTATCAAGAGCCTCTTTTTTATTAACAATCTTCTTGTCAAAAGACTTTCTTTTCTTTTCAAGAAGTACTCTTTCTTCATAAGTTCTAAGTTTCCAGTCTTTAGCATTATAAGATGTTATATCAGCATTTATTGCTTTCTTATCTTCATTAAACTTTATTTTAATATTCATCTTTGCAGACAGTTTACTTTGTGCTATGTTTAACTTTTTTTCAACATTTGCACGCTGTGTTTTAATAGTTTCTAAATCATTTTTCTGCCAACGAACAATAGATTTCCAAGAACCCAATGTTGTTTTAGGTGCAGGCAAACCTAACTCTTTTGCCATAAGGAATTTTTCTATACGGTTACCAACAACACCATGATAAAAATTGTTAGTAAAGTTTTTAGAACCTTTGGCTAATCCCATGCCTATTTCTAAAAGACTATTATTGTAAAGTGCTGTACGGATTTCGCCTTCAATTACGTTACGTTGAGGGTAAGCAAAACGCAGCAAGGTTGCTGGTCTCCATACTGAATCAAACGCATAGTATGATGCTTGGAGGAAACTTTTTGCTTTGTAAAATCCAGATGCAAAAGTTGCTAATTCACTTTTAGCAAACTGTTGATATAGTTTGATATCTAACATTGGCATTGCATCACCTAGTTGTGAACTTAGTGTTGGGTCAGTAAACACCCATTCACCGTCACTGTATGCAAAAAGTTTTGTACGATAATGTTCTAGAACACTGTTTCTTCTTTGGTCTAGTTCATATTTAATCATGTCTGATAAAGTTGTTGCAGGTCCTGAGCCGTCTGGTTTCTTTATACCTTTAGCAAATACTTCGTTTGCTTCATCAGATGTTAATTTTCTGTCAAGACCAAGTTCTTTGTTAATTGCTTTAACTGCTTGGTTTTCAATTTTAGTAATAATAACAATTCTGTCAGCATCTGTTTGTGCTCTAAAGTATTGGTTAAGTAAGTTTCTTTTAACTTGGGTTCCTGCGTTGTTTCTCCAAGGTTTTACTTTATCCATAAATGCTATAAGTTCATCTGATGAACCTGAAGAAGCAATACCTTTAAATGGTACCCAACCTGATGGTTGTTGTAAACCTGACCAACCTAATACTCTTATAGAAATATCATAGGCTGTTGATTTAAAAGTTTTATTAGTCCATTCAAGACCATCAATTTTTTCTGTAAATACTTGTTTAAGAAATGTTCTGTCGTTAAGAAATGTTTTAGTTTTTGTTTCAGCAATCTTTGCTCGAACGTTTTCAACTAAAGAAGAAGGTGATGGTGTTATTGCCCTTGTTCCAATAAATGGTGATTCAAGAATGTTATCTTGTACACGAGTAAGCACACTTCTTAAAGCAGCGTTGCGTATTTTAGTGTCTTTTAAAATCTCATCGTATTTTAAACCTACTTCTTTATTTCTTAATAGCATTCCATTAACATCACCATTAAAAGTTAGGTCGGCTAATCCTTGTATACCAAACTTCCATTTGTCTTTTTTGCCTTTAAATTGTTTAGTTGATATTCTTTCAATAATATCATTAATTGATGCTGCTTCTTTTTCAATAAACTTTAATGCTTTAGGGTCACCATATAATGCTTTTAAAGTATTTTCAGCAATAGGTCTGGCTCTGGTACCATAGTTTTCTACGTTGATGTCACCAAAGATTCCAGCAACAGCGTCAGGGTTAGAAGACTTTTGTGCAAAAGGATGTTTGTATATTCCTGTTGCATCTGTTCTTAAAGCAAAGTCAATGAATGCTGAAGCACCTTCAGTTGAGGTAACTTTAGCAATACCTTCAATATCATTTAATGGTACTTTAGGTGTAAGGTATTTACTTTTAGCAAGTAGACCTGCTTCTGCACCTACAACAAATGGGTCAGCGTACCAAGATATCATAAAGTCTGAGGCACCTGTTGACCATTTGCCTACAAGTTCTTCATCAAATGCTTTACGTCTTTGTTCTTCATTGTATATGTCAAAGTCTCTACGTCCACCTGTTGGTACATTAACACCTAGGTCTTCTGCTATATTAAGTGCTTGTCTTGGTAGGTTAAATGGTGGAAGGTCTGATGCACCGAATAGTGCTTGTGTTGGGGAAATTTGTTGTGCAGGTCCACGATATGTTTCTGCAATGTCAGATATTTGAAAACCGTCTTTGTATGCAGGGTTATCTTTATCTGTTAGAAGTGCTGCTGTTGATAGTCCTGCACCTACTGCTCTTTGAGCCTGAGAAACTTTATCTAATGCAGTACGTCTTCTTGTACCTTCTGGGAACGCATAGTTTACGGTTTCGCCAACTAGTGCTTTTGCTGATTCAAGTTTTTGGTCATATCTTTGGGCAACCTCGGCTGGGGTGTCAAAGTTTCTGTCAAGAAAGTCGGTAAAGTCTTTAAGCAAACTCATTGAAAGGAATCTTCTTTCGTTAAAATGTCTATAATGTTTTTGTGGTCGTCAGGTGTTAAACCGTCTGCGTGCGATAGTCCCCATGCAAGACCTGCGTTATCGTAACCGAATGCGTCAAGATAGTTTGAAAAATTTATTGCCCAATTTGATACTTCACCAGCCATTATAAACTCCGTAAATATTTTACAAAGTTATTTAACGTTATTGGTGCGCCTTCTTGGTTTGCTGCATATTCAATCATTGGTAAGTATTGTGTTAATCTTTGTAAGTCTTGTTTACGTGGGCTGTCAGGTCTGCCTGATGCAATGTTTAAACCAACTTCTGTTGGTCCTGGTCCTTCACCGAAAGGCATTCCAACTTCTGGTGCCTCGTTTGGTCTTTCAGTTGGTGCTGTGATTGGTGTTAGTTGTGAAAAAATTGATGGGTTAGATTGTTGTGGTGTGCCTTGTTTAACTTTACCTGCCATAGGAGCAGCCTGTTGTTGTTCTAAGTTTGCTTTACCTTCACCATATTTTCCACCAGCATAGTAACGCATTGCTTGTTTGGAAGGGTTTTGGTCTGTTCTTTTAGATTGATTGCCAACACCTGATACGACTTCTTTAGCCATTTATTGTCCTAGTTGTGAAAGTAGTTCTTGTAATCCTGCTGGTGCTTGCTGTGGTTGTGGGGCCTCTGAGGCGGTTTGACCAGGAGCAGGAGGGACGGCTTGCTCAACTGGCGCCATTGGAGGTACCTCAGAGGCAACTTGTGGAGTGGGTGCTGGAGTAGGGGCAGGTGCAAATACTTCGCTAACTGCTGTTTCTATTGCAGTACCTTTTTGGCGTGCTTTAATAACTGCAGCCATTTTCATTGCTAACTCTGAAGGGTCTTGTCCTTGTGCTGTCATTTGAGGTATTGCTTGAGCAAGTTGTGACATTGCTGTGTTTAAGTTGTCGCGCATACGTTGAACATCTATTTGTTGTTGTTCACCTGTTACGTTCATTGACCAAGGTAGTTCGCGCATAACAAAATCTCTTGATACTAGGTCTGCACCTAATGCTTGTAGTGAGAATATTAGGGCACGAGATGGGTCAAGTCCTGACATTAGGCCGTAACGTACCTGAATACTGTAGTCACCATTAATATCTTTACGTGAATCGTAGTCTATTTCGAACTTTGCACCACCAGATGTGGCTGAAATCTTTTTAGTACCAGGGAATAGTCTTTCATCCATCTTGAAACATAGTTGCATAACGTCTTCAAATGCGTCTGAAAGGATTTGTTGCCCTGTTTTTACCTGTGTGTCAAATGCACCAAGTAATGCTTGTACACCTTGACCTGTGATAACAGATGCGTCAATGTTTCCTGAGCGTCCTTCAGGATATCTTGCACCCATTCGCATTTCTTGTTGCAGTAATGCTGCTTCAGTGAACGCAGCAGGTGGAACCTCTAAGCCTACACGGCGAATGTTCTGCGGTTGAGCAGTTCTAAGTATTGCATCAGGCCCAAAAGCAAACTCTTGGACATCATTTGGTACAGCAAGTGGTGCGTTGATTGATTTCTCTGCAGCATCCATTGCCAATTGTGCGAAACGTGCGCGTGCGATTTGTACCCATAGTACATCATCGAATTGTCCGCGTGGTTCGTCATCAATTCCTGGTCTTCTTGCAATACGCACCATGACTTCACCCATTGGGTTGTCACTTTGTGCTAGAATTAGGTTACCTCTGTTGGGTAAGTATAATAAAATTGTGTGTTTGTCTTCGTAACGAATCATTTCTAGTTCACCGTAAAGGTCAACTTCGTCTATTCTGTATCCGTTAAGGATTTGTCTTTCGTATTCTGGGAATTCTGCTAGTAGTTCTGCAATAATTTTTCTGTAACGTTTAGTGTATGAGACTACTCTGCCGTATCTGTCGTACTCTGGGTATGAACCTACAGGGTTTTCCACACGGATACGTGGCATGTTGGCTTCTTGGTCTGCTTCAACAACTATTGGTAGGAAACCGTAGGTGCCGTACCAGTCTGCGCCTTGATACATTTGTGTTTGTAGGCGTGAGAATTGTACATAGTTGTTTGCGATAAGTGTTTTTGTGTCAGCAAATTTTTTGGCACGGTCACTAATGTTGGCTGATGTGCAGTTAAATGATGGTAAAGGTGCAAGTACTTCGGAAACGTCGCGTGCTGCAACGTCAACAAAGTTGGCAATCATTGCCTTTGTTGCACCTTCAGGGAACATTTCTGGGAACACGTTAACAAGGTTGCCTCGGCGTACTTCTAAAACGTCACCCATGCGTGCATCGCGTGATGCGTTGCGTCGTTTTAGTGCCTCGACTTTGTTTGCTATTTGTGTTATGTTTAATGACACTACTTTTTACCTCTTAATTTTTGATTTCTTTTAAAGTCAAGATTGCTTTCGCCTCTAGGACCTAATCTGTTTTTACCTTGTTCAGCCCTAAGAATGTCTTGTCGAATTCTTTCAGTATTTTTTAAAGGTGTATTAGAGTTAGTTACTTTTTTTTTACTATTTTGCGAACGTTTTTAGATTGCACAGGTCCAGTGTAAGTCATTGGTCTGCCGTTTTGTGTGCCAGATAACTTTTGGTTACCTAAAGCCTTTTTCATTTTAGTCAAACCTTTAGCATCTTTGATACCAGTTGCTTTACGTTTATTAATAAATTGTACGGTTTTTTTAACAGCACCTCGTGCGGCTTTTCTTCCAGCAACACCAGCAATAGCACCAATTATTGGTGGAATGATGGGTACTATCTTTGGTGAAGTTTTCTTTTTAGGTTTCATTGCCATATTGTTTTCCTTTAACTGTAGTATATTTCTTGCTGTTGTTCAGCGAATGCTTCATCTAAATCTATAACATATCTTGTACTCAACTGTTTAGTTGAATGCCATCTGGATTGCATGTACTTTTGACCTGAGTTGTTTCTTTCAACCCATTCCCTTGTCACAATTTCACAGAACCATAGGGCCATTATCATGTCGAATGGTTGACCTTTTCTCATATCTGGTTTCCAAACAATGAGTTGGTTTATTAGGGCTTTAATTCCTTCACTGCTTGCAGTGGAAGGTAAATCTATGAGGTTGGAGTTTCTAACGAACTTGTTTTCGCTAGACGTTCCAAAAAGCGGAGCCATCGATGCAACGCCAAAATCGACGTCCCATTTGTTGTTACCAGTGAAGTGCTCACGAAAAACGATTCCACGAGAAGCAAGAAAATCACGTATCGCTTCGTCTTTCGTAAGGAATAACTGAAACGCATTCTTCTCCACAACAATCACGTTAGGTTGATATTTGATTGCCCAGTCTTCAATCAGGTCTCTAATTTTTGCTGGGGTTGGTTCGGTCATGTTTACTGCGTCAAGGATGAAACGTTGTTTTGTTTCAACATCTACAGCAACTATGACGGCTGCTGTCGCACCAGACATTGCAGGGTCCATGCCCATGACAATGCGGAAGTTTCCTTTATTAGGATGACCAGGTAAACCTAAACGTATGGCACCTGTTTTACGCATACCGTTAACTGAACCTTGTACACATACAGGTGGGAATATAGAATCTTGTTCAACATCTTGTTGCTGGTATACCATAGCCCATGTTGAGGGTGTGACTTCTGAGCGACGTTGGTAAAGCGCAGGACCATCCCACTTAGGATATAATCCGTCAGAATCAGGTGTGGTGTCCTCGTCACCGTCCCAAGGACGGTCGCTTCTGGACCAAAGTGTCACCCAGTCGTCACACTTATCCGCAATCTCTAGAACTGCTGGCATAGCCAAATAGGTAAAAGGGGTTTTGCCCCCAGACCAATGTTCAGGGTTACGGAGTTCGCGGTACAAATCGTTTGATGCAATACGTGTTCCTACTATAAGTAGTTTACCGTTTTTTCCAAGACGTGTGATAACTTCTTGTTGCAACCATTTGATTTGTTTTTCCCACTCGTGCGCGTTGGCACCAGTGATAACATCATCAAGAATAATTAGGTCGGCGCGTGCACCGTAAATTTGTCCACCCATACCCAAGGCTTGAATGGTAGGGTCTTTTTCGGAAGAGTCCCTGGCCTCAGCACCAAGGTACACTGTGTCAGTGCGCCAAGTGTCAGCGTCTTCTTCC